GGAATTATGAATCAGGCACAAGAAGCGTTAGTGTTGAAGATGCGGAAGTGATCGCAAAGGCATTAGGAGTTGCCACGGCTGAGCTGCTTTTTGGCGACGACTATCAGGGACAATACAAACCAGGGGTAAAGTTCCCGTTGATTAGCTGGGTTAGCGCAGGTGCCTGGTGCGAGGCAGTGGAGCCATATAACGCACAAACAGTTGATGAGTGGTACGAATCAGACTGCCACGTCGTTGGAGACGCATTCTGGCTTAGGGTTCAGGGTGATTCTATGACTGCGCCTACAGGATTAAGCGTTCCAGAAGGAATGCTGGTTCTTTTTGATACAGGCAAAGAGCCGGTAAATGGCAGCCTTGTAATAGCCAAACTCACCGATGCCAACGAAGCTACATTCAAAAAATTGATAATCGATGGCGGGAGCAAGTATCTGAAAGGTCTTAACCCAGCTTACCCCCTGATTCCTATCGATGGTAATTGCAAAATCATTGGCGTGGCAGTGCAGATGATGATGCGTTTCTCCTGATATAACATCGCGTTAAAAAAAACTAACCCGCTTCGGCGGGTTTTTTATTATCCCGAAAAAAATAAATTCCCTTAAAAATCAATACAAACACGCTTTGTGATAAAAATAATCACATTACGTGTTGACACTGCAAACACAATCTGTGATTATCTAGCCATCAACACGGAGCACTACTCACCAGGACGGTGAACATACAACGATTCAGAGATGAATCTACGAGGCTGAAAAGCCTGATAACCAAAGTGAACTTTGGGATGCGATGAAATGCAGCCCGTTGAGGCAAGCCGAAGATAAGCACCGGCCTTCGCATCGCCAAAGTTCATCAGGAGGTCACTATGACACGCAGAACAGCTTTCAATGGTTCAGCATCAGGTCGTCGTCGTGAGCGCCGTGCAGCGCTCCAGAATGCGGTAACGGCAAGCTCAGAGGTACTGCACCGCCCTACCCTCAGCCGGGCACAGATTCAGGCTAAAGGTAAGCACGAAACACCTAAGCGCATCGAAGACGCTAAGCCGATCAAATTCATGGTGCAGGACGCGTTCTGGCAGCTTGAGGAATACAAACGTAACCTAGAGCGTGCAGCGATTGTGTATGCGAATGAGTTCGGTCACAAACCAATGGAAACAGGAATGTGCTTACCTGATGTTGCGTTGTATGCTGCTGGTTACAGGACATCAAAAACAGTAACTGCAAGGTGATCTATGGGAAAGAAAACCAAAAAGATGCTCCGAGCTGCGCGACATAAAGCAATGCTTCTTGAGGAGCGAAATGAAAGGCATAAAAGGGAATTCGAAGAGGCAGGTGGAAACTTGGCTGCTATCAGGGCTGAAAGAGCGATGTCATTACCTGCTGTTAAGGATGACCTAGTTATGAAACCTGAGCCTAAGGCTGACGCTATTCATAAGGTAGTGAATCATGCGCATCAGCGAAGCCCCAGTAAGAAATGGTCATAACCCGCTTCGGCGGGTTTTTTATTGTCCTCAAGATGACATGGGGATGATTCGTCCCCGCCAAAGGAAGTTGCTTTGGGATGTGGTAGCGCAGTGGCAGACGCGGGCATGACAGCCGTACCTCTGGTTCGATTCCAGACCACATCACCAAAGCAACCACTGGAGGTATCCAATGAAAGCCAGAGAGATTCGTAAACTCGAACGTGCTCGTCAGCACAAAGAGATGAAAGCCTACTGTAAAAAGATTGACCGTGCATTTTCACGGCTGTCGGAAGGCTGTAGTGAGCGCGTAACCAAAGCCATTTCGCTTGCCGGAACGCGTCAGAAGGAAGTTGAAGGTGGCGCAGTCTGCTTGCCGGAAGTTGCGCTTTTCGCAGCTGGTCATCGTAAGTCTAATAACGTAACCGCGAGGTAAGGAATGAACGAACAAGCAAATAAGATTCTCGTAGACCTGCTGCAAAAGGCCAGCAATGGCATTGATGCAGCGGTGTCATTCAGTCAGGCGCAGATACCTGACGTGATTCACCAGTTACTTGTTTGGAATTTTGCTTCAAGCATTTGTGCTCAGGTGTTCGGATTGTTGGTTATTATCGCGTGCCCATTCCCAACTAAAGCTATTCTATCGCGATATGCAAAGGCAAAGGTGAAGGATGAAACATGGGTTATAGACCAGTCATTTGACTTCACGAAATCAATGAGTTTCTCAGCATTCTGTGCTCTGGTCATGTGCGCAGTGGCATTCTTTGTAGGTGTGCTCATGGTTGCAACCAACTTTGACTGGCTGAAGATTTGGCTGGCTCCAAAGCTCTACCTTATCGAATACGCAGCGTCACTGGTTAAGTAATTCAGGCCGCATAGTCGGCCTTCTTTTGGCAGCAAGCCATTAGGGAATGAGAGTGGTAAGATTGCTTAAGCACCAAAGGAGGTAGCAATGAAAGTTTTAATTACAAAATCAAATACCAGCTTTGTTTCTGTAGGTGACGTTACTGACCTGGACACTCTTCCTGATGGTTCAGAGGTTATGTGGTCAGAGTTTTGCAAAAGATATGAGCCTCTTGCTTGGTGCAAGAGGATGTGGGGCGTTGATTACGAACAAGTAAATAATGATGAAACTGAAGGCCTCTGATTGAGGCCTTTTATTTTGGCAGCAAGCCACAGAGGTGAATATGAAAGAGTTTAAGGGCACTCCCGGTCCATGGGTAATGGATGATTATGGAAATATTCTCCATGAAACAGAGACCGGAGCGGTAGGAAAACTCAGAGTAAGCGGGGTTCGTCTGCCAAACCGTGTTACTGAGGAATATGCAGCAAACACAAAGCTAATTGCCTCAGCTCCAGATTTACTAACAGCTTTGCAGTTAGCTGAAAAGGCGATGGCAGAGGGACGAAATGTGACTTATCCGGAGTGGTACGGGGTAATCAATAAAGCTCGCGCAGCCATCAGCAAGGCTCTGGGGGAGGAGTGATATGAAAAACGAATCAGCGTTTCCAATTCCAGCTACGGAATACCATGGCATGGATTCAGGCATGACATTGCGTGATTACTTCGCTGCGAAGGCAATGCAGGGATGGCTGGCAAGCTTCTCGGAATCGGACGCCCACCCATCGGTTAGTGGAAAATGTTATGCGGTGGCGGAAGCGTCTTACGCTCTAGCTGATGCAATGCTCAAGGCTCGGGAGGGGTGATGGATTGGGTCAAATGTAGTGAGCGGATGCCATTGGAGCTGTCTGATGAGCACATGGATGCTGTTGACGTAATAGTTACAGACGGAGAAATGGTGGGTGTATGTGAGTGCAGAAGTGGATACATGCCTTATCCATGGGTTGAGTGGTCAAATTATGGCGACATTGATGCCAGGCAAATCACCCACTGGATGCCATTACCTGAACCACCAAGCGAATAGCAGCTGATAGCTAATTCTCTGAGTTAGCTATTGGGTGTAATACCGCACCGTACTATCGGAGACGATTCGATAGTGTCTGATAGATGGAAATCCCTCGTTATGTCTTTGCCGCCAGCAGTCAGGGCGGCATTCTTTTTGCCTGGAGGAAATAATGAGTGAATCATGGGCTGTACCATTCCCAGAGTCCGAATTAGAACACAATGGGCTTCCCGTTTACTGGAAGTATTTTGAAGCCATCGAACATGACGGCATAAAAGTTATTTCTCAGCAATTTATTGCTTTTCATCAAACCGAACATTACGCATGGCTGGCTCCTGCTCACTGGTTCAAAATTTATAACGCTGAACGCGATGCTCAACGCTGGCTTGAGGAATGGAAAAATCGCAGGAGTAGATATGCCATTAAAAAGGTCGCTAAATCAGCTGAGCGCTCATATGCCTTCCCATCTAAACAACTTGCACTTGAAAGCCTAAAGAGACGCAAAAAATATCACCTTATGCGTCTGCGTCAGGATTTGGCGGTAATTGAAACTGTTGTTCAAGAGCTGAATAAAATTGACGCCTCTCTGCCTCTACTTAGTTATGACTTTGGTCATAACGCAGAAACAGAGAATTGGCATTTCGATTAGCCGCCTGAGTGCGGCTTTTTCATACCCGCATATCAACAGAGATTCACGAGTCTCTATCGCTATGCAATCACACACAACATAAGGAATACCACCATGATGCATTTATCGCTATCGGGTGGCGGCATCATGTCCGCCTATTACCCATCCGAATCCGAATTATCCAAACGTGTTCGCCGTCTTATTCGTGCTGCCCGTAAGCACCTGGAGGGTTTATGTCACCAGTTATAAATCACAGCCTGCTCAAAGCAGCGCAGAGCAAAGCTGTTATTGCTCGCTATCTCGGAGATGGCCGCATGTGGCAAGAGGCTCATGAAGCTATGAAAACGGCAATAAATCACCCGTGGTACCGCAAATCATGAGCATTGCAGATACCTG